GACCTTATCATGGCTAAATTTAATCATGTCACCCTCAACTACCGTACCTGTAATTCCGTCCACTACTATTGTAGTTTGGCCTGCTGCCTTAGTACCGTTCACTCTTAACGTGCCTGATGCCGTACCTCTAGCGTCTTCTAATACGGGTATTCTCACAGTGAATGTGTTTGACTGTCCACGCTGTTGCATTACATAAGCATATACAGGCATAAAGTCTGCTTGAGTCATAGGTGGATATTTAGCTGAGAACTCCCAATATTGACTTGCTAGTTTTCTTGATTGTGTTCTACCGTTTACAGTCTGTGATGTTAGAGTCTTATCATTGGACTTTAGGTTCACTGACTGAAATACGGGTGTAGTTGGATATGCCATTATGCTGTCACCCCTGTGATTCCTCTATCGTTCATTGCCTGATTAATAATACCTACAATCATTCCCCTGCGAGAATCTAATAAATCATCAAATCCTTGAGTATCGTTAGCAGTGATGTTGAAGCTTACACTTACGTTAGTTTCTCCACCCGCACTACTTCCGCCTATCTCATCATTTGGTACGATTGTACCTGTCTTATTAGGAACGAATACTTCAGCACCCTGCTCACCTACGATGTAAGGCTGGTTTCCAGTTACCGTGCCACCGTCAGCCCTAAAGAGGCTAGAAAAGTTAAATGCACCTGCCATAGCTTGAGCCATAGGCTGGGCAACTTTAATCTTAATAAACTCAGCAAGTACAATTCTTGCCATGTCTTTAACTGAGTCTTTAAGTGAATCAGTACCTTGACCGATATTCATAATCATACTAGTTATAGAACCTGCCATGGAGTCTGTTAATGCTTTAACTTTGTTAGCAATATCAAGCTCCTCCATACGATTAATCGCATCTTCATAAGCTGTTGTCATGGTAGCTATTTGAGTGGTTTGGAATGCTTCTGTCTTTCCTGCTGAAATCATAGCGGTTGTAATACTTTTCTTTTGTTTTTCAAACTCTTGACCAACTCTTTCTTGTTCAGTCATTTCTATACCAAGACCTGCAATAGATTCTTTGTAGTCATCTATCGATTGGGCAATCTTGCTTGTGGCTAGAATCTCTGCTGCAATATCTTTTCCTAGACCGCCAGTGTTTTTTGGCGTTGTATCTTCTGCGTTTACAACCCTTTTATCGGTGAATGGTTTTATTGACGGGAATCTTTTGAAAGCGCTAAACTTATCTAACTTAGGCATGGCTGCTTCAGCTTCATCACCTACACCTGCGATAGCGTCACCGATTTTACCAATACCCCATGACAAGGCTGTAATACCTGCAAGAACTAACTTAGCTTTCTTACCTCCTAGGAATGCCATCACAATACCAATCTCTCTAATCCAAGCAGGTATATTCATGAAAGCAACGAATGTTTCTTTTATTGCGCTACCTACACTTAGTACACCACGTCCAAACGCTTTAATCTGTTCGATAGTTTCAGGTTTTCCAAGGGCATCTGTCAACTCTTCAACTTTTTTTGTTAGGGCTGAAAGTACACCAGTCTTGGCGAATTTAATCTGAAGCTCTTCCCAAGCTGACTTCAGTTTTTTTAACGCTCCGTTTAAGCCTTGAAGCTGAGTATCAGCCATCTTCTTAGCTGTACCACCTGCATTTTGAAGCTCTGCCCTCAACCCTTTGATGCCACCAACACCTTCTGACATTGCAGCCATAAGAGATGGTCCAGCACGCATACCGAATAGAGTAACCATTTCAGTAGCACCAGCACCTGCATTCTCTAAGTCTTGTAGGATGTCAATGAAGTTACGCATTGAGCCGTCAGAGTTATTAATACTCACACCCAGCATATCTAACATCTCTGTCATTTCTGAGGTTGGTTTAAGTAGTTTTGATATTCCTGCTCTTAGTGATGTACCTGCTAGAGAGCCTTTGATACCTGCGTCAGCCATCTTACCGATAACGGCAGTCATGCCTTCCATTGACAGTCCTGCTGCCTCTGCCATAGGTGAAGCCATCTTCATAGCCTCGCCAAGCTCTATCACATTCATATTAGCACTTGCTGTGGCTTTAGCCATAACATCTACTAACTTACCTGTTTTGTTTGCTTTTAATCCAAGACCTGAAAGAATGTTTGAAGCAATATCTGCTGAAGTTGCTAAGTCGGTTGACGATGCTGCTGCTAGGTTTAATATTCCAGGCATTGATGCCATTGTCTGTTGAGCGTCAAAGCCTGCCATAGCTAGGAATGTCATTCCATCCGCAGCTTCTGATGCTGAGAAGACAGTTGACTTACCTAAGTCACGAGCTTGATTCTCTAGAGCTAATAAAACATCACCTGTATGCCCACCGATAGCAGACACTTTATTCATTGACTCTTCAAAGCCTGCCGCTGTCTTAATAGACATAATTGCAAGACCACCTAAAGCAGCACCCGCGACTTTACCAAACTGTGTAAGCTTCGCACCTACTTGAGAACTTGATAGACCAACACTTTTTAGTTTGTGGTCAAGTTTCTTTAATCCTATTAATGCTTGTGTGGCATTAATCTTTATTCCAAGAGTAGCTAAACTAGTTGCCATTTTTTTCACCTTTTAATTCAAAATACGCAGCCCAAGTTTTAAGCTCGATTGTAGTAAAGTCCATAACCTCACTAATAGACTTTTGCAAATGGTCTGCCAAATGACAATAAAACAGTAAGTCGCTATCCGACTTTAAGACTTTTTTACATCATCTACCGTAGGCTCATCATTAGCAAGCTCTTCGACAATACGACTAACCACTTCAGGGTCGTAAGTACGCATCATTTCATTTAATTCATGTGTGCGCCAAATAGGCTTGCCATCTTCATCTAATGCTCTCATAATCAGAGACATATAGACTGCTTCAATCTGCTTATCTTGTGAATAAAGCTTGAAGATTTGGGTTTGTTGCTTACCTGTTACAGCACCTTTGTAGTAAATCTTCCCATCCCACTCAGGCACATCAATAGATAATAACTCACCAGACAACTTAGCTGTAAAGTGAGTAGTTGCATTTTCCTTAATTCCCATTATGCAACAGCAGCCCAAGTAACAACACCATTAGCTTCAAAACTCATTGAAGTCTCAACCATACCGTCTAGTGTAGTTGATACACCCTTCTCAGTAATGATTGCTGACAATGAAGCGAATGTGTCGCCTGTTGTAGCGCCTTCAGGGTATAGCTTTAATGCAACTTCAGCACCTGCAGTCATTGCACCTTGACCTGTTGTATCTGTCTCATCCCAAAAAGCAGTCATAGAACCACTTGCTGATGTTAAACCTACAGTCTTAGTGCGTGCTGTGTCGCCTAGTGTAGTGTCGTCAATAGTCTCTGCTGACTCTGAGATACTCCAATCCTTTACTTCTGCGATTACGTTTGAACCGATTTTAGCCGTTCCTTCGCTACCTTTATGATTTGCCATCTTCTTGCTCCTTTACTTTTGTTTTTGTTTTTGTTTTAGACTTTTCCGCCCAACCTTTCGCCTTCATTTCTTCAATCTTTGAAGGGTGTGGCGTTACACCTTCTTTATCACCGTTAGGTGAGTATAAAACTACTGCTTTCATTCGTCTCTCCAATATGGAATTGTTACATTCACTTGATAAAACCTGTCATCTGCTCCTATTGTTACAATACTTGCAACACCACAAACAACACCACTAAAAGTCTTGCTGTCAAATATGCTGGCTATTGTATCACTATACTCTCTAACTTTGTTAGTTCCTGTATTCACAGGTGAAAAAACTTGTACCGAGATAACACCAGTATGACGCTTCTTATTATCAATAGCTCTGTAATTACTATTACCGTTTAAGATGTTTAACTTTATCCAGTCGTTATTGTTAGGTACGTCAAAATCAACATTAGCCCAAGCAATATCAGTGTAATTCCAAAACTCTTGAAGTCTATCTTCAATTGCTAATCTTTCATCAACAAAACTCATATTAGACTAGACCTTATTTCATTAACTGTGACTGACAACATGCCATGTGGCGCTTTGCCACTATGACCATGCTCTAATGCAAAGATGTAAGGCAATGAATTAGTTATGTAAATATCTCTCAAGCCACTGTATGTACGCAAGCTTGGCGCTTTCGCAGGACGACCTTGTGATGTGCTTGAAGCGTTATCATCTGTAGATGTATCCATGTGGCTAATAGACAAGTTCCAGTTACCCTTGGCACGACCAGTGTCAACAGGTGTCATTGCAGTAACGCCATCGAATATCTGTAAAGCAACTTTACGAACAGCTATATTTGCCTCAACACCAGTTTTTTTACTGAATGCGTTTAACTCAGCGCCAAACGATTGAATACTCATCCGACTCTCCT